CAATGTCTTCAACTGGATTGATTACCTCTTCTGCAAACATTGTCTCCAATGGAACACCTTAAAGGAAAATTATGGCAACCTCAACACTAGGTTCTGGAACACTTGTTCTTGCTGGAACCACATCAGGCACTACTACAGTCACGGCAACTGCGGTGGCTGGTACTACCACTTTGACGCTTCCTGCGGCTACTGACACTTTGGTTGGTAAAGCAACGACTGATACGTTAACCAATAAGACGCTAACTGGTGCGGCAATGAATGGTACTTTGGGGGCAACTACTCCAAGTACAGTGGCGGCAACATCTATTTCTGCATCTACAACTTTAGGTGTTACTGGCGTATCTACCCTAACTGGTGGCGCAGTGGTTGAAGGCATGACAGTCGGTAAAGGCGCAGGTGCTGTAGCCACCAACACTGCGGTTGGTGCGAGTGCTTTGGCGGCAAACACAACAGGTGCAAACAATACTGCCGTGGGGTATGCAGCCCTTCAAGCAAACACTACTGGTTCTAACCTTTTGGCAGTTGGTGAGTCTGCTCTTGCAGCAAATACCACTGGTCATAGCAGCCATGCTTTTGGCGCAAAAGCATTAACAAGTAACACCACTGGAAATTTTAACAACGCTTTTGGTAGGGAGTCTCTTTATTCCAACACCATCGGCATTAACAACACGGCTTTAGGAAATAGGACACTTTATACAAATACAACGGGGCAGTTTAATTCTGCTTTTGGACATCAGACACTTTACTATAACACCACTGGAACGGATAACACGGGGGGCGGCTATCAAGCACTTCTTCGCACTACCACAGGCCAATACAACACAGCCCTTGGTAGTTCTGCACTTGAATATAACACCACCGCCAGCAACAACACTGCTGTAGGTTATCAGGCGGGGTATACAAACACAACTGGCGGGGCAAACACATTTTTTGGTTATCACGCTGGTTACAGTTCTAATGCCACAAACGGAAGCAATGTGTTTATTGGCTATCGTGCTGGAAAAGACATAACAACAGGTGTATCAAACGTAGTGCTTGGTGGTTACATGGGCAACCAAGGCGGCTTAGACATTCGCACAGCAAGCAACTACATCGTGCTGTCTGATGGGGATGGGAATCCAAGGGCTTATTGGGATGCAAGTGGAACTGGGTTTACTGCCGCATCTGCCGCCAGTGAAATTGCTTTTCAAGTTAAAAACACATCAGCAACATCTCCGTTTGGAATGAGAGTTCTTCTTTCAGCGGCATCTCCAAATAACACAACACAATATATATTTAATGGAACAGACAGCACTACAAGTTGTTTCACAATTTGGACAAATGGCACAACATCTGGTCGTTCTGATGAACGCCTAAAAACAAACATTGCGCCAGCCAACAATCAACTTGCCGATGTTATGGCAATGGAAGTTGTAAATTATGAATGGAAACAAAGTGATGGTGGTAGCAAAGAAATTGGTTGGATTGCACAACAAGTTAAAGAAATAAAACCAAATCTTGTTTTAGAAGATGAAGAAGGATTTCTGCATTTAAAGCAAACCCCAATGATAGCAATCCTTTGGAAGGCCGTCCAAGAACTCAAAGCAGAGGTTGACAGCCTTAAAGCCCAAATCAACGGAGCATCAGCATGAATGAAATCACCGCAGAACAAATCGCCCAGCACTACAGCGCCGCTATGGACAGCGTGAACCTCATCAACGGCGACAAGCCCGAAGGTATGGAAGATGCTGATTGGGCAGACTGCTTGTCACGCAACAAAGAGCATTTGAAAATCATGCTTGCAAAAGACTTTTGGACAAATGAAGATTTGGCTCCATTACAGGCGGCAAGTGAATGACCCCAGAACTCCAGAAATATTATGAAAGTCGCTTCTCAATGATGGGAAGTGATGGGTGGAAAGACTTGGTGGAAGATATTGACACCATGATTGCATCCCTAAATAATATATCTGTGATTTCTGATGAACAAAGCCTACAATTCAAAAAAGGTGAACTTTCTATACTAACTTGGCTGAAAACCTTGAAAGAGGCAAGCGAGAGAGCATACGAGGAACTCAATGAAAAGAATGTTTGATTTTGCCTGTGCAAACGGGCATAAAACCGAAAGACTGACCGATTATGAGTCGATCAGTTTTAGGTGTGAATGTGGTGAAACAGCCAACCGCATTCTTTCTGCTCCTAACTTCAAGTTAGAAGGGTGGTCTGGTTCTTTCCCATCAGAGCATGGAAGGTTCGAGAAAAAACACCTGGATCAGTTGAAGTTTGAGCAAAAGCACAACTCACAAGCATAAACGCCGAGTTGATTCTCCTATAACCGAAACGGCAGGAAAAAGGGATAATATGTTGATTGATAACGAACCTGAGATGAAGAGTGAGTTAGAAGCTGAAGAATCCAAGTTGTCTGACACCATTGCGCCAGCAAGCCCTGGACTCCCTGATAAATACAGGGATAAAAGTCTGGAAGACATTGTTCGGATGCACCAAGAAGCTGAGAAGTTGATTGGCAAGCAAGCGCAAGAAGTGGGAGAGGTAAGGAAACTTGCTGACGAACTCATAAAGCAGAACCTCAGTTCAAAGCAACAGACTATTAAAGAGGAAGAGCCTGAAGTAGATTTCTTTGAGAATCCACAAAAGGCAGTTCAGAAGACTATTGATAACCATCCTGATGTTCTCGCAGCCCGTCAAGCGGGTGTGGATTTCAAAAGGATGCAGATTCAGCAGAAGCTAACGCAAGAGCATCCTGACTACAATCAGATTGCTCAAGATCAGGACTTTGTGAATTGGGTGAAATCCTCGCCTGTTCGCCTTGGTCTGTATGCAAAAGCAGATGGTGAGTTCGATTACGATAGTGCCAATGAGTTGCTCTCTACCTACAAGCAGTTGCGTGGTGTCAAGTCTAAGCAGACTGAACAAGCGGGTGAAACCGCCAGGAAGCAGAGCATGAAGGCCGCACAAGTGGATGTTGGTGGAACTGGTGAGAGTTCAAAGAGGGTTTACAGACGGGCTGACCTGATTCGGCTGAAGATGACGGAACCTGACCGCTACGATGCGCTTTCTGAAGAAATTATGAAAGCATACGCAGATGGACGGGTTAAGTAACTTAACTTATCGTTTCTAAGGAGAAACAACAATGGCAACCTCATTTTCCCCCAGTAACTCAGTTACTGTAACCACAGCAGACAAATTCATCCCTGACATTTGGAGTGATGAGATTATTGCTGCTTACAAGAAAAACTTGGTTCTTGCTAACCTTGTTATGAAGATGAACTTCAAAGGGAAGAAGGGCGATACGATTCATATCCCCGCACCTACCCGTGGTTCAGCATCTGCCAAGGCCGCAGAAACAGCAGTCACTTTGATTGCCGCTACTGAGTCTGAAGTAAACGTGTCTATCAACAAGCATTACGAGTATTCTCGTTTGATTGAAGATATTGTCGAGGCTCAAGCCCTGAACAGCTTGCGTAACTTCTACACCTCTGATGCTGGTTACTCCCTGGCTAAACAAGTCGATACCGACTTGGTTCAGTTGGGTCGTTCTACCAATGGTGGTGCAGGTACTAATGCTTACGCAACTGGCGCGTTCATTGGTGGTGATGGTACTTCTGCTTATGTTGCCGCAAGCAACAATGAGTCAGCACTGACCGATGCCGCCATTCGCCGCACTATTCAGCGTTTGGATGATACCGATACCCCAATGGATCAGCGTTTCTTCTTGATTCCTCCATCAAGTCGCAACACCCTGATGGGTTTGGCTCGTTACACTGAACAAGCCTTTGTGGGTGGTACTAATAGCACCATTCGTACTGGTGAGATCGGTAACTTGTATGGCATCCCTGTGTTTGTCTCAAGCAATTGCGACACTGCATCAGGTTCTGCTGCTGCAAGGGTTTGTATCATGGGTCACAAGGACGCAGTGGTTTTGGTTGAGCAAGTTGCTGTTCGATCACAAGTTCAGTATAAACAAGAGTATTTGGCTACTCTGTTTACCTCTGACACTTTGTATGGCGTTCAGATTCTTCGTGCCGCCGCAAGCAGTGGTGCAGCCAAATCTGCATCTATGTTTGCACTTTTGGTTCCCGCCTAATTGCAGTTGCGCCCCCTGCCATAGTGGTGGGGGGACTTTTTTAACCTAATTAGGAGAAATCAAAATGGCTGCTGCTACCGCTGTTGTTGTAGATAGAAACAACGATACTTTCCGTGGTATTTTTAATGACACTTGGTCTGTTGTCGCAACGCTTGATGCTGGTTCTTTGGTTGATGGTGCGGGTGAAACCGAAACTGTTGCCGTTCCTGGCGTGGCTTTGGGCGATATGGTCTTGGGTTGTTCTTTTGCCGTGGATGAAGTTGGCATGAGCGTCACTGCTTATGTCTCTGCCGCAAATGTTATTAGTATTCGTGTTCAAAACGAATCTGGTAGCACTGTAGACTTGGCATCTTGCAAGATTCGTCTTGTAGCTGCTCGCATGGTGTGAGGATAGGGGGGCTAGTCCCCCCTTTCTTATTTAAGGGTTTCAATGGCTACTTTCCGCTGTCTTCAGTCTGGTAACACAGTAAGTTTTACCTTGCAACATGATATTGACTCAATGAAGGGTCATCAGGGTTATGTTCGTATTGATGAACAAGAAGTGCCTGACATTCCTGATGAAGTGAGGACAGATACTCCCTTCATGCCGCCAGTTGTACGGCGCATGGGTCGCCCAAGGAAAGTTGCAAATGTCTGATATAGACGCTAGAGATTTTGGAAGACTGGAGGCTCAAGTGGAAGCTCTCCAGACAGAAGTTCACTCTTTAAGCAAAGATGTGAAGGCTCTGTTGGAACTTGCCAACAAAGGCAAAGGTGGATTTTGGATGGGTATGACTATCGCAAGCATTGCTGGCGGTTTCATCACTTTTATGACAGATAGATTGTTCAAATAAGGAGAACATTATGTATGGAATGAAAATGGGTGGTAAAGCCAAAGAGACTAAAAGTGCCACCAAGAAAAAGGGTGTTCCTGTGACCATTATGGTTGCGATTGGTAAGCCAAAGATGCCAATGCCTATGCGTGGTGGTCGCACTGCTACCAACATGATGAAGAAGTCTGGGAGAGGTAAATGAGTTCACTATCAAGCGCAAAAACGCTTTTGAGCGCAGTTGTTGCAACTGGTGCATCTCAAGCTGTGCAAGCTGATGCTGGTCAACCCGCATTTCTGCAAGTTGTGGGCATCACTACTGCTACTGTTGCTTTGCAAGGCAGTTTGGATGGAACAACTTACGCAACAATTGGTACAGCATTGACTGCTGATGGCATCGTAACCATTGCCAATGCTCCCAAGTATTTGAGGGCTAACTGCACCGCATACACCTCTGGAACCATCACGGCTAAAGTGTTGTACTGACATGAAAAAGACTAAAGCACAAGCCAAGATTAGCAAAGTGATGACTGAGTTTGGCAAGGGTAAATTAACCTCCAATAAAAAGGTGGTCAAAGACCCAAAGCAAGCAATGGCAATAGCTTTGTCTGAAGCAGGAAAGGCCAAGAAGAAATGAAAGCCAAGTCTAAAGTCAATCAAGCAGGGGTGTATACAAAACCCACTATGCGAAAAGCATTGTTTGAGAAGATTAAAGCTGGCACTTCTGGCGGTGACCCTGGTGAGTGGTCTGCAAGAAAAGCACAACTTTTAGCCAAAGAGTACAAATCAAAGGGTGGGGGATACAAAACATGAGCAAGTCAGCAACTCACTATTTGCCTGATGGCAAGGTCTACAAGGGTGAACTGCACAAAGTAGGCAAGACTTTGATGACGGGTGCCAAGCACACACCATCAAGTAAGGTCTTGACGCATACTCCTCCCAAGAAGGCTAAGAAGTGAAAGACCCTCAACAGTCTCTCAAGGATTGGAGTAAGCAGAAATGGCGCACCAAGAGTGGTAAACCATCCTCTCAGACGGGGGAAAGGTATCTGCCAGAGGCGGCAATCAAGTCTTTGAGTGCTGCTGAGTATGCGGCGACTACCAAAGCCAAGAGGAAAGGCACTGCTGCTGGTAAACAGTTTGTTGCTCAACCAAAGGC